AGCATACGAACCAGCACCATACTGTACATAACCAGGTTGACCGACTTGATAAACAATTCCGCCGTCTCCCACAATGTAAGCAGTGTAAGCACTAGTCCATGAACGTTGCATATACTGCGCTTCATTTCGTCCTGTCGCAGTTTCGTTTGCTGTTTCATGAAGTAAAATATACTGATTATTTGCTGCTTGAGAACTACCTTCATTTGTACCTAAATTAAATTCATTATTGATCGTATAAGCAAATCCATTAATTGGCAATAAAAAAAGAGCCGTTAATAGGCTCATCGCAGTAATAGTAATTTTCTTCTTCATTTGTTTCCTCCTTCTTCGCTTTCAGCCGAGAACATTTTGTAGGTTCGATTTGATACACCCAAAACACTCCCTAAAAACGTGCCAAAACCAGTAATGATGACAACACAGATATCTGTGTACTGCCAATTGAGCGCTTTACCAACTAACCCCACGAAAGTAGCTAGTGCGGGAATAATTACCAGTGCGAACCATTTTAGTACTTCGAACGTTTTATTATTCATTTTCTTCTCTCCCTAAACAAAGTTTTGATTTGTTGCGTGTGTTCCACCAATTTTTCTGTATGTGTATCTAATCTTTCATCGTGTTTCTTTAGTTCTTCATGAATCATCAATCGATCTGATTTGCTCGATTCTAAATCTTTAGTCAGCAAATCTAAATTGCGGCTTACTTTTGAAAGAGTTTCAGTAATCTTCGAGAAAGATGCAGTGACTGGTCTTATTACTAATAAAATCAAAGAAACAATCGCAGTGATTGATCCTGCGATTGTTCCCCATTCTCCTAAATTAATCATGTGACAACTCCTTTACCTAAAATAAAAACGCATCACTTAAGATGCGCTCTTATCTTTATTAATGATTTTATCTGCTTCTTCGTCTGTAATGCATAGTGGAACGAATAGTCGAACTTGATCGTCAGTAAAACAGCCCCAATCATACATCATTTTTATATCGCTAAAACTAAACATACTACTCACCTCCCTTTGAAGCTGGATTTAGTTGCTCTTTAATTTCTGAAATGTCTTTGCTATTTTGGAACGAAGCAAGCATCATTTTTGAATTGATTTGTGCTAAACTATCCGCTCTTTCTTTCAATGCAGTATTTTCCTGTTTAATTGCTACATCGCTTAGCATGAGTTTGGCGTTGATCTGTTTTAAATCGCCGTTCTCATTTTCTAACGACTCATACATCGCTTTGAGATTGTTTAAATCGTTGTGATCTAACGCGTTCGCTAACACAATCCATTGGTTCAGTTTAGGATCAAACATCTGATCAGCAATCGTTAACGGTTCGCCATCAGCACGAATTCCTTCAAGTGGTGGCTGATCCGTGTAAGGAACGGATACAAGCATGTCGTCCAATACTTTTCCTGCGTACTCTCCGCCAGTACGTCCATATTTCCAAATGTTTTTCATTTATTTCCCTCCTACTTTTTTTCTGGATAACTATCGGCTGTTCGCCATTCTCCTGAAATATAATGATTTCCTACTCGATTAGTTGCAAATTTAACCACTTGTTTACCAGTTAAATCAGTGATAACCAAAGCACTGATTTCTCCTTGTGGCGTAGTCCACTGTACAACCGACAACGGAATCCCTACAATTGTCCATTCAACAGGAAACTGAAATCCTAAAGGAATTTCTAGTAGATTCACATGTGAAGCTACGGCTGTTGTCGAGTTTGTTTTTACTCGTGCGTGAAAGAATACCCTGTCACCAATACGTTCGAATTCGTAGGAAAATTCATCAAATGCGCTTTGCTTATCTGATTGAATAGTAGTCAAACCAGATCCACTCTGTAACACACTACCTAAGTTTTTAACTGTTGCCACATCTACTCCGTCGATCTGGGCCCCATCTTTGAAATTTTTTAGTCCTAGAGCTGTTTGTGGATCAGTAAGGTTTAAAGTATTAGTTAAAGCTTTTTCAGTATATTCAGGTGTGACATCCCAGCTGTAGTCGTTCGGATTGTTGCTGTCTTTCAATCCTTCACCGAAGTATTTAAACTGACTAATATTAGGGGTTCGAGTGTCGCCTTTTTCTAGTTTTGCCCATTCAATATTTACTGTTCCTTTCGTCGATTGTGGCGCTTGAAATACATTCAATGCATTTGCACTACCATCAATGTGACTTTGTGTTATTTCGAAAGTAAGTTGCCATACGTCTGCCAAACCTTCTACAGGAACCATATTACCGACAGGTAAAGATTCAGCTCGTAAATAAATTCCAAACGTCTGTGTAGATGGTTTGCTCGCCTTCATTGTAAAAGTATACTTTTGTCCCTGTACGTATGGTTCATTAGGAGTAAAATTAGCCGCCATATATTCTGTAGTATTAGTTGGGAAAGAAGCTGGTTTAAGAATATTCTCTCCCAGTGGAATCTTACTCAAATAATACGGCGCATCGAGTAAATTTGGCTGGTACGGTGTGGTTTTTGACCCTTCTTCTAATTTAAAATCGTAATAAACTTTTATTTTACCTTTTGAGGTAGTGGCAAACCATAATTGATAAAACGATTTAGCTTGACCATTTCCGTATATGGCTGACGTAGTAAATGTTTTTGATATTGTTTGTTTTGCGGTTGTAGTTTTAGCGCCAATGATAGTTGCTGGACGTTCTATTACACCATTTATTGTTGATCCATAACTAATACTGTGCCCAGCACCACTATCAATAAACTCTTGGTCATACTCTATACTTACAGTTAAAGTATATGTCTTATTAGGTTGTAGTCTTGGTTGAAATGGAACAAACACACTTGAAACACTACTAGCTAATGAAACTTCTGTATTTACCTCAAAATAAGAACCACCATCAGTTACCCCAGGTATATTAGTATCAGTTTTATCGTTAACCCTACCTAGAGAAGCAAATGATATTGGTGGTATTAAGTTAGGATTCCCACTATAATCATAGTCACCGAAGTCAATGCTGTTACTGTACATCTTTTTCAACTTGCCGAGATCGCCGATTTGCTGATTGGTTTGATCAATACGAGCATTTGCCTTATCAATATTAGTATTGAGAGTTGCGACATCTTGATTGGCTTTCGTGATTTTGTCGTTTGTGTCTTTTAATTTCGCATCAATCTGCGTTTCGGATTCCGCGACCTTTTCGTCAATTTCTGTCTTTCCATCAGCTAGAATTTTTTCTATTTTGTCAATGGTCTGACTGAAACCATTGAAATAATAATCTTCTAGTTCTGGTGTACTATCATCGATTTGACTGCGTTTGATGTCAAAAGTAAAACGACCAGCTGTATCTAGTGATCGATCATTGGGAAAATCAATATATACGCTACCTTCCACGGTGCCTACGTATCCCAGTATATTATCCTCTAACACAATAGAAACAATGCCATTCACACGATCTTCAATGGTGGCGAGATAGTCATGTTTCCCATATCCGCCTTCTGCTGTTGCAGACCGAAACATCAATCGAATTGGAACAGTCGTTCCTTCTGGTAAGCTTTGAGGAATGCCGTTTTTCCGAACTAACTTCATTCGAAGCTTAGCTGTTCCTCGATCATGTGACCAAAAGACAACATTCGTCCTGTTTGGACTAGTGGCTTCTGCTTGAATCACAATAATCGATTCATTAATTTTAAACATCTATATCCTCCTTTCTTAAATAATTGGTATTGGGTCATTCGTTACCCATGTACCTGAAATATAAGATGATCCATTTCCTGAGTATGCGACTACGCGACTAGCTTGTGTTAAGCCTGCCCTTGCGCCAGCAGGTTGGGTTTCATTGCGATATAAAGCCAGCGGATGGTAAGCAGGATAACTTTGATCACGTTGAAATCCAGCGGGAACCAAAATAACATTTCTTGTGTTAGAAGCATCGGAAGGATAATTATTGCATTCATACTTGATTGCTATTGTGACTGTGTCTCCTTCACGTTTAATAGTACCGTTAACGTTTGTAATATTGTCACGATCGCTAATATCATCATTAGTGATTTGGCGAATGATTTTACCTGTAACGACATTCCCTTGATTTCTTACTTCAGCAATTCTATTCGCTTTTACCTTAGAACCAACAACTTTGATTCTAGCAGTTCCGTTATCCGCAATTATCCCATAGTCATTTCCAGTTCCTTGATCACTTGGATCAATGTTAATGTCAGCTAAATTTCTAGCTTCTGCAATACAGTTTTGATTTAGGTAGTAATTATTGTTTGTAGCAATTTTTGAACCTCCTGTGGCAAATAAACAACGATTTGATTTCCCATAAGTAGTTTCAGCAAAACGACAATTCCAGACAGCTAAATAACTAGACTGTTCAGAATAAATTGCACACTTTAATTGTCCTGAAATATTCGCCTGATCTACAAACTCGATTCCATTAACTTGTTGGTAACCTAAAGAGCTAATAAATGAAATGGAGCGAACTTTAACACTTAAGTCAGACGTTACATCTGTTACACTTTGGCGACTGCGCAAAGTAATGCTAACTGCTTTGAGATTGCGAATCGCGACATCTTCAAGGTATACTCCATCTCCAATCCAAATAGTTACTCGTGAACTAGTTAATAACGGTATTTGATTTACAGCAGCTTGAATTGTAAGAAATGGATTTTTTTCTGTACCATCCCCACTTTGATCACTTCCTGTTTTAGCAACATATAAATCGAGCGTTTCGCCGTATGCTCCCATAAGAGTTCCAACAGAAACATTTAGTTGATTTAGCTGACCTTGTTGATTATCTTGTCTTGTCTTTAATTCTGTATAATTCAAATTGAAAAGGTTATCCAATGCTAATAATCTCGAATAAAGCGTTGGATAGATCGTACCTTCAGCATTTATTCGAGCATCCACTACTTCGTTTGGTGAATCACCGCCTGAATGAAGCACGAGATTATCTATACGACTGTTCGTTGATTTGTCTTGGTCAGACAATTTCTTTTCAAGATTGTTCAGATAATCAACATTTTGGTTAAATGTTTCTTTCCACTTCAAAGCAATATTGTTTGATAATAATTTAATTAACCCCATTTACATCAGCCCTTTCTTAGCAAGATTCGCCAGTATTGAAGTGATTGTTTTCTTGGTATTTGATAATACAATCTCTGGCGCTTTATTAGGGATAGCTGGATGATTAGTAATTCCCACAACTTGAATGTAGGTACTTATATTCAAAGGTTCATAAACAAAAAGGACCTTATCCCCTTTGTTAAGAGATACGGCCCATTTTAGTGTTACGGATCCTGAAACATCTGGATAGTCGTGTAACTGCTGTTTTAGATATTCAATCATATTATTTTGAATAGTGTAACGTTCGTCTTCTATTGGTCCTTGTATCCTGATTCCCCATTTCTTTGATTCGGGACTAGTATAAATAATTGGATTAAAATAATATGAGCCATCTTCTTTTTTCTTACCAAATCCTTTAATTTGTGTTTTCAAAGCATAAGTATCAATATCAAACGACACTTCATCCGTATTATATTTATATCGGATTTGTTGTTCGGTTATATTTCCATATTCTGAAATGGGGTAAAATACTAAGTGCTTATTGTTTGGTATCACAACGGCACCGTAATCTTCCAAAATTTCATTAATAAGATTCAAATAATTATTATTTCCAAAGTTCTCCTGTTCCTTTTTTAAAAATACATTGTTGGGATCTACAACTTCCCAACTAAATCCTCGGTTTCCAGCTTTAAAAATATGAGCCAAAAGATCATTGATTGATTTTGTTCCAGATATGGTGTCATATTGCCATCCATCTTGAATAGTGTAATAAACATGAGTTGCTACTACATCTTTATAGATTTGGCTACCAGAAGCATATGGTCTCATCTGCTTGATTGAATACTGCTGACCATCAAATACAACATAGTTTTCATAGTCAATTAAATCAAAAGCTATTTGATTCCTTTTTGTTTCTGGTACAGTCACAGATAACTCCCACGTTTCATTTTGTTGCCACGAGACAGAAAAAGAATCCTTATCGTAGTTAATAAGGATTTCCTCTTTCGTTTCTTCATAATTACGTATTAATATGTTTTTCAAAGTATCACCTACTTATACAAGAAACGGAAATCCCAAGAAGATTTCACGCGAGTAATATTTTGAATTTCGATTTCATTTACTCCTTCAGCTAAAGTGATTAGTCCATGGTTTGTATCAATACCACAACTTACACCATTCAATTTTGGGTATACACCATCTAAAACTAACGTCTGCCCTAAATTAGTTGAGAGAGAAGGATAATAAATGAAACGATCGCCTGTGGTCTTATTAAAAATAGTCACATTTCCTTCTGATTCTCCTTCGAGGGTAATACGTAAATCTGACTCTCTCGGATCAATTTCAAAACTGCCAGCATTAAAAATCTTAAAGAAACTAGTATTGTGTGTATAACTAAAATCTTCAGAAACTAGACCTTGAGAAAACTGCCAATCCTCATCCAAACTGAAATCAGATAAAGTCGTTGCCATCGATTCAGAATATCCCTTATAGGCGGAAAATGATACAACACAATTTCCTTTAAAATATGCCTTTTTGGTTACAGTCATACTCTCAACGATCACTGGAAATCTTTTACCAGGTTCTTTCGTATAGATAAAGTAGTATTCAGCTTCTTTATTAAATAGTTCTCTCAATTCTGTTTCAGTCAAAATAAGATCATTCAGATTATCTGCAAAATAATCAAATTCAAGAGTAATAGGAAAGGCATCAAATGAGTGTGTCAGCAGCTTTTTTCCTACTGAACCTGCATAAGAAGAAAATTCATTTTTAGGTACTGGCATCCCAATTTTTATATCAATGATTTTTATTCGGTAATTTGCTAGTAAGTCAAATATACCTGTACTAAATTGGAGAAATACTGATGTTTTATCATCCATTGAAATTCTTTCCTCTCATATATAGTTTTCTTGCTAATGATGAACCAGTATATTCATCTACACTTTTACTGACTTTCTTACCGTCTAGATGACTAATTACCTCAACTGGACGATTATTCAAAGCTTGAGACAGCTTCTGAAGTGAACTTTCTGAAATTTCGCTTGTTAAAAATCCACTCGAATTGCTTGATGCGTTGCTTACTGAAGCTGGTCTAAATTGTTCTCTGGACTGAATGGCTTTCATTATTAAAGCATCTGCAGAAGGTTTAGCAGGATTTATCATAAACTCTTTTGGATAAGCTGGGTCTTCTCCAATCCAAGCCAACTCAGGACCATTCACTTCTCCACCATCAGCATAACCATGCCCCATTCCAATATTCGCAAAGAAGCCAGCACCTGTTCCATATTGAGCCATGATATATCTTAAACCGGCTAAGATACTATCATATCCATTAAAAATATTGCCATGACCTGGCATCTTATAAGCATTGAAAGTAGCACTAATCGTTTGCATCAATCCTTTTGCTAAGTCTCCAGTAATGGTATTAATATCTGTATAACCACCTTGAACAGCTTTCTCATTTCCGCCTGATTCTGTTTGGATCTGACTAATGATTCTGTCTATATGCCCTTTATCTGTTGGAAATCCGACCATTTTTGCAGCCTCAATTACTTGGCTTCGCCATCTTTCAGCACCTGAACCAGCAGGAGAACTACCGCCTCCTGCTTTGAAAATATCTCCTGATCCTAATTTACCAGTGATATGCAAATGGTCGTAATGATCATTATCTGGCCATGGCTCCCATGCACCAGTTGCTGGTTGACCCGATTGTCCAGTTCTATCACGCACTTTCCCTTGTGTGATAACATACCCAACTTTATCGGCAAAATTCTCAAATACCCAGTTTGCAGGATCAAAATATTTGCTTGAACCATTCATACTTGATGGATAAGCAATATCAATCGCTTGATGCTTCCCATGCCAATATGGATCTCCTGGTCGGTAACCTGAAGTAATCCCGCTCATACCGAATTTCCTAACGGCTTGGTTTGCAATATCTACTAAATATTTATAGACATTATCTGCCATTGCACCGTCGAAACTGCCGCCTCCATTTTCTTCATTAAACTTATCAAAGAAGTTTTGTGCGTATTCGATAATCTTATCTTTTATATTAGAGATACCACCTGCAGCAACTTTATATTCAGCTGAATCACCAAGGTTATCTAAAAAGTCAGAGACACCAAGTTTATCAGCAATCGTATCATAAGCTTTGCCGGCACCATCTGAAACGAAAGACCATACATCTTTAGCTTTATCTTTAACCCAATCAAACATATTCGTGATAGTACCCCAGACACCGTCTTTGTGTGCGGGTAGCCCCTTTGTCATTGCCAAGAATTCTTTAGACATATGATGGGGTAAAATTGAAGTACCAGCTTGCAGAGGACGAATTTCTGGACCGCTAACACCCACAGGGAAAATACCTTTAGATGGATGATGAGCAAGCTCGAATCCTTCTTCTCCAACCAGAGCAATTTCGTCTTCGGTCAATCCACTAGAACCTTTTGCATGAGCACCAAATTTGAAATTAATAAGGTCGTTTCCCCAATCTTTGTTCAATGCATGTATCAAATGGCCAATACTGTGTGCGACACCTTCAACAATGGATCCCATGTTTGTTTTCATTTCATCCCAAGAGCCTACAACTTCACCTGTTTCACCATCAACAGCACCTTTGTGTTCTCCGGCCTGTTGGGTTGCTTGATCTACTACTTCTTTATGAGTTTCTTGGGCTTTCTTTATTGATTTATCCCTTTTCTCAGTAGCAGCTGTGACAGCATCATCTCGCTCTTTCTTTGCTTGTTTCACAACCTCATCATACTGCTTCTTGGACATAGTCCCATTTTCATAACGTTCCTTGTCTGCTTTTTCAACAGTTTCTTTGTATTTTTTATCAGCGGCACTTATTGAATCATTTGCTGTTTTTTTGGCATCTTTAATGATCGTGTCACGTTGTTCTTTAGAATTTAAGATAGCAGTTTTCATTTCTTCATGAGAGAGTTTGCCCTTATGATCTTTCAAATCCTGCAAAATATCTAGCTGTTTTCCCGAAGCTATTTTCGTTTCTTTGCTAATTTGCTCGTTCAGCTTAGACTGCGCTTTACTCATGTTTTTAGCATATTTTTCCTGCTCTTCTTCTAACTCTTTGTTCAATTCTTTTTTATATTCTTTACTATCTTTTCCATATTTTTTTGCGATATCTTGGAGTTTTTTGGTACCACCTTTTTCGATTTTTTCCACATTGGCATAATGTTCACCAGAATAAACTTGCATAGCCTTGAGAGCTTTTTGATGATTCTTTTTCTGTTCATCATCATTTTTCTTTTGTTTAGCTAGGGCTTTGTCAGCTTCTTTTTGGGTCATTAATCCATTTTTAACGAAATAATCATAATCACTTTTAGATGATTTTTCTTTCTTTTTATAATATTTTTGTATAGAGTCTGACATATTTTTGAATATTTCAGTCGTTTGGGCTTTCTGTTTTTTTAATTCTTTGTCGCCTTTTGGTGTTTTGACAGCTATTTTATTAAGTTTTTCCATCTCTTTGGTGTAAGTTTTTGAAAGCTCTTTTGCATTTGATCCTACATTTTTACTAAATTTTTTAGTTATATCATGTCCTATATCTCCCAAAAAGTTCGTTAAATTAGGTGCATAGCTTTTAAATCCTTTGCCAATATGTTTCCCTAGTTTTTTACCTAATTCAGTTCCGCCAAGTCCACCCAATCCTGCACCAATTGCAGTTCCAATTCCTGGTAAAATAGCAGTTCCAATAGCTGCTCCTGCCGCACTTCCACCTAAAGAACCACCAAAAGCCCCTAGTTTTGAAGAAGCTGATCCTTTACCCAACAGTTCAGTTGCACTGGCAAGTACCCCAGCAAAAGGTAGCGCTTTGCTTACTCCTTTACTTAGTTTTGCTAACCCACCTAGTTTAGAAACAGACTCTAGTGCATCATCAGCAATAGTAGCGACTCCTTTACCACCTTTTGGTAAGATTGTTTCAGCAATTTCAGCACCCACATTTCCTATATTTTTAGTACTTGCCTTTTTGCCAAACGAGAACCCTCCACCGCCTAAAAAATCAGTAATTGTTTCAATAGCAGTCATTTCCGTTAAAGTTTTTTTTGCTTCTTTTAACATGGTAATGAATTCATAGCCTTTTTTAACAGCAAACATCACAACTAGTGCTTTTCCAAAAAGTTCTATTTCATCTTTGTGTTTGGCTATTTTCCCAATTATTTCGTTAATTAATTCAAGGGGGTCTTTAACACTTTGGGCATTTTCATCAACTAATCCAAGCATTTTACCGACATCAAAAAGTAAATCTTTACCTTCTTCCCATGCCCCTGAGAACAAGGCACCAACTATTTTTTTTACATTATTGGAAATATTCGTAATAGTATCCTCATGTTTTTGAAAATATAAAAAGACATCTGCAATGTGTTGAAATACACCTACCACTGCATCAGAAGCCTTATTGACCATGCCAGTCAAGTTATCTTTTCCTAAATGATCAATAATGTCCATAATTCCAGAAACAACATTGGCTCGTAAATTACCAACTGCACCCTCAAAGGTCGAAGTAGACTTAGCTGCTTTAACCGCACCATCATTCATACCTAATTCAGTAATGGCTGTATTGAATTCATCAGCAGATATCTCGCCTTTTTCCATTGCTTCACGGAAGTTCCCAGTAAAAGCACCGTTTTTCTTCATTGCTTCTTGAAGTACGCCAGAAGCGCCCGGAATGGCATCAGCCAACTGATTCCAGTTTTCTGTTGTTAATTTTCCCGCTCCTGCCGTTTGTGTCATGACCATTGCTACAGATTTGAACGTTTCAGCATTACCACCGGCTTGAGCATTTAAGTTTCCGGCTGCCTGAGTCAATTCAGTGTAATTTTTAATGCCGTTAGCTGCTAACTGTGCTGTGGTATTCGAAACATCTGATAGATCATAAACTGTATCATCCGCATATTTTTTTACTGCTTTTGCTGCTTTATCAATTTCTTCTTCCCCAAAATTACCGAGCTTCATAGTAGAGCGGAATTTATCCATTGAATCAGAAGCTGCTAAACCTTCTCCTACTAAATCTGTAAAGCTTCCTGTAATAACTTGAACCGCTTGAGAAGTCGCACCCGCTACTGCTCCAATAGTAAGTTTATCTTTTAAATTCACAAATTTTGATTCAGTTTTTTCTGCAGTTTCGCCTAATTCTCTGGTCTCTGTTTTAGCTTGAGTAGTATCTGCTGTAAATGTTGTGCTTTTTTTATCCGGAATTTTCGATACTTGATCTTTAGCTTCACCTGATTTTTCTTTGACATCAGTATTATCTGCCGTAAGTTTTACTTTGGTAGTTTTCCCAAGTGAATCATCTATTTTTTTCTTAGTTGAGATTGCCTTTTCTTGGATTGCCTTTGTTTCAATAGCAAACTGATCATCCATCTGTTTTCCAGTATTGGCACCTAATTTAGATAACAAATCATCAATAAAATTAGCATCCGTTTTAAATTTTGGTAAGTTAGAGAGCATGACATCAATATTTATCGTCGCATCTGCAGACATTCTTTAATTACCTCCTTTCTATTTTTTTGCTTGAGCAGCTAGCATGTCAAACATACTTCCTAACTGATTGTCTAGATTATTTACTGTTTTTTCTGAATCAAGAGCGTAATATTCTTGTAATTCTAATAGATTGGTAAGTGCCTCTCCTTCTAGTCCATTAATACTTCTAGAACGAATAGATAAAATTCGTTGAAAATGAGTATTTTCGCTTAATCCAAACAAAAGATTTTTGAACGTGATAAAGTGCATTCGTCCTTTTTCTTTTAATAAATCGATGCCGTAATCTGCTAAAAATGAGGAATAAATTGCTCCAGCATCTTGAGAATAAGAATAAAGTTTTTCCGGCACAGTATCTCCGGATTCCTGATCATTATTGTTATTTCCGTATGGACATTTTTGTATATAATTACTTATTTCTTCGATTGCTGCTTGCTTCTGTTCGAAAGTAAAATCACTAATGGGAGCTTTAGCATCAAAATAAAATAAATCAAAAGCTTTATTAATTTTTTCAAATGATTTTAAATTTTTATCTTCTAGCAATTCATAGAATCTAATCACCACATCAAAGGAAAGGTCAAATTTATATTCTTCTCCTTCAATGATTAGTGTATTTTCTAAATCCTCAACCAAATCAAACATCTATATCACTTCTTTTTATGTTTGTTTTTGTAATAGTTATCAGCGGTTTTTTTACGTTCAATCATCAATTCACCCAACTCTTTTTGCAATAAACCAATGACAGTTAATAATGCCTTTGTACTATTTCCGTAACTCTTATATACACGGGTTCCTTCTCCTTCTCCCAACACTTTATCTAGTGCAGCGATTGAACGATCTTTCAATTTAGCAACTTCTAGGCGAATAAACTCTTTATATTTATCAGTTGATTTATCTTCTAAATCTTCCAATTTCTCTGCTTTTTCTGTCAGGTGTTCTAATTGCGATGGGACATCTACACTAGTTAAATCCATCAAAGCCTGATCTACTTCATCTGAAATAGTGATTTCATATACTTTGCCTGCAATTTTTACGGATTTAGTTAGTGATAATTTTGCATCTAAATCAATTACATTATTGATAGCCATTGTTTTTCCTCCAATATTAAAAGAGCAGGTAACCATAATAGCGGGTGACCTGCTCTAATCTGTCTAATTTTATAATTCATTTACTGTTAAAGTACATTTAGCACTCTTATTACCATCTACTGTGTTAACTGTAATTTCTGTAGTTCCGGCTTTAACAGCTACAACCTTCCCTTTGGTATCAACCGTAGCTATGGTTGAATCACTAGATGACCATGTCACATTTTTATTTGTAGCATTTGCTGGTAAAATTGTTGCCACAAGAGTTTCTGTTGACCCGACAACAAGCGATAACGTTGTTTTATTAAGCGCTACGCTTTCAGGGCTAATTACTTCCCCGCTGCTACCGATTTTGGCTTGCCGTTGAATGCCATTGTGAAGCTGAACGTTTGTTTAGCATTAGCTGCACCACCGAAAGGTACAATAGAAGTCAGTGTAACGACCGCTTGAACCTTATTCCCTTTGGCATCAGTCCATTGTGCTAACGTGCGTAATTCATCTCCGATTGACAAGAATTTAGACGCTACATAATCTTGAGCTGGATCTCCAAATACACGGTGTCCCGCAACTTGGAACGTGATATTTTTACCAGTTACAGTGGAATCAGTGAATCCTTCTCCATCGTAGTAAGGGGATGCATCTGTAGTGTCCGCTGCAGCCGGAGTAATAGTTGTGATCCCTGCTGCTAATGGTGCGAATTTAGCCGATGCGATTTTATCTAAATCTGTACTTCCTGAAGTATCGATTTCCAATTTGTTTTTAAAGTTTAGTAAAAATTCTTTACTATTTTCTGCCATTTAAATTTCCTCCTAATTTTTGAATTGATGAATGGTGATTTTGATACCTAACAAATAAGTTGAGTTCCCTTGCACGTCCTGTTCGCTTACGAAAGGAGTCTCACTTATTTCGATACCTAAAAAGACGAAGCTCTCATCTTCTGACTTCAGAGTTGAGAGTTCGTCTAAATGATTTGATATGAGCCAAAGAGTTTGATTGGCTTTTTCTTGGTCTTTCGTGTTAAATCCGACCTCATAGAGCATTTCACGCTCTTTCGTACCGTCAAAGTATTCTTCTACTGTTCGGCTACCCGGCATAGAATAAACGCAAAGTGTATCTTCACCGTTTAGAAATCCCATCGAGCATGGCATTGGAAGGCCTTGAATAGAATCTATCGAGTCAGATAATCGTTCCCATAAATCCATTACAAGTTTCCTCCTTTGATAAATGCCCTACGCCAACTATCCATATGATTAGCTTTTGCTCTGAGGTCCCAACGTCGGCTTGTCCCTGGCGTTGTATAATTCTTAACTCTACTACCATTGACGATCCCTCTAAATTGAGGTTTAGCGTAAGGAACGGTATATGTGATTCGGTTCTTGTTAACAAATGATTTGTCTCTTAAATGTCCTTGCCGTTTTGGCGCATATAGGTTCATGTCTGGATGCATCTGAGCAGTCATATAGTACAGTGCTGAATTGATGTTCATCACTGACAACTTACGATCGACGCCATTTTTTTCAACCTTAACATGGAGCATTACAGCACCTCCAACTCGTACGAGTAAACTTCATTGCTGAAAGGGTTACGGTTATCTACGATCGTCGTGATAGTGTAAGTCTCACCTTCAAAGTCAATCTTTGACCCAACATGATTTTTATTAATCACTGGCATCGGATCAGATACTCCAGCAAACAAAAAAGCGATAGCGTTGGCTACCACTTGCCGATTATTATTACTACCGCTGTACACTGTTTGAGGTTGGAAAATCATATGATTAATCGTGATTGGGTCTGAAAAGATAGGCTTTTGCCATTTGTCATGTCCATCAATTAACCGTAATGTAATCGACTGGTTGCAATATTGCTTTGGCATTAATGGAATCATCTATAATCAACTCCTTTGTAAAGAAGCCCTGTATAAATCAATTCGTTATAAGCCTCTGTTGCAACCATCGTTCTGCCAACTGTTGCTGCATTCGTGCTTCCAGATTCAATACGCATACGACCAACGCTGACACTTGAAGGGAAAGCATTTAGTAAGTCTGATAACGAAGTAACTCCAACTGACTTCAAATATTCAATTTGGACAGCCATTGCGATTTTGAACTTATCCACTCGATATTTGAACGTGTCATCAGCTAAAGAATGTCTCATGTAAAAATCGCCTGTCACTCGATTAAGCTGACGTGCAGCACATTTTTCTAAGTCATCAAACTCCGAAACTGATACTTTGTTGAATCCTGATTTTAAATATTCATCGTGCGTAAGATAGCTCATAACTGCCTCCTTTCAATTAAAAAGGATAGTTTAGTAGCTATCCTTCGCTTGCTGCGGTTACCGTGACTTCACACGTAGCAGTTTTACCATTTACGGTTGTCGCTGTGACCGTCGTAGCTCCTACTTTAATAGCAGTAACCTTTCCTTGCACTGGCGTTACTGTTGCAATTGTTTCATCGCTAGAGGTAAATTTGACTGATTTATCAGTTGCCGTTTCTGGTGATACAGTAGCAGACAATGTTTCTGTTGCTCCCACCGTTAGCGTAGCTGTTGTTTTATTCAAAGTTACGCCGGATGGGGCTATCCTTTTGGGGCCACAGAGACAGATACACCTTCTTTTTGTTGCTCTTTGATAAAGCAGTCGTGGTATAAGCGGTTTTGATATAAGTAGCCATCACCTTGTGAATGTTCGCCTGGCGCAAACAAGAAGACGGTGTTTTCTTTAACCACGGGGATAACTGCTTGTTTAGCGACAACTAAGATATTGATGTCTTTTGCATCAGAGGCAGCAGCGTATCCATCAGTGAAATCGAACTTAGTTTTGAAACGAGTATCGTCCCAAACTTCGACCAATAACACACCATCAAGAGAAGTTACCCGAGATTCTAGTGCCGTTTGCCCAACATTTTGATTAGTGATATTACGAGTAAATTCTGAAGAACGTTCTAATGCATCCATTACCGTTGTTGATACAAACGCTACTAGGTTTTGCGGGCCGAATTTACGTGCTGGTAAAATAGCAGCTTTAATTGCAGAGTAAGCATTTTTCTCAGTAATTGTTTCTTCCTTAGTCTTGCCTGCGCCTGCAGCTAAAGTAGAGAAACGGTAAGCATCGATTTCAGGCTGCACGTGCTCTGTAATAAATACATTTGAAATTTTAGCTACAGCTAAGTCTTGATTCGTTTCATCAACGTCTTGTTTATCAATGTAAAATTCAACGTCTCGATCTTGACCCATTGTGTAAACTTTTTTGTCATTTCCATAAGTACCGCTGTTGAACCCCTTATTACGTGTATGGTGTTTCAAACCAGAAGTTGAAATAGTCGTTAATGTAAATGATTTACCACCGTTCACAAATTCAACTTGTGGAATACCTAAGATCGTCGTTAACAATCCTTGAGTGATCTTCTGATCGAAAATCCCATTGTCTTTTGTAATGTAATTAATTGCCATATTTTATTCCCTCCAAATTTAATTTTTGTTTGGTAAAACTCCTAATGCTTTAGCGAACACATCTTCTTCCACATTCTGGCCAGAACTAGCATTCCCAGAAAAGGTAGCCTTCTTACCATCGGGATTAGGTGGAACCTGTTCAGATTGGCCAAATAAATAACCGTCGCTTTCTTTAAGTGCGGCCAGTTGGTCATCTAATCCTTTTAATCCCTCGTCTGCCAGTTCCAATGATTCGCTGTCTAGCAAGGCTTTAGCAGCCTTAATGTTTTTAGCCCCGGCTTGTGTTAGAGCTAAGTCAATCGCTGATGATTTTTTAAGATCAGCAATTTGTTGTTCAGAACTCGTCTTGATTTCATCAAACTTAGATTGTAAATCCTCTAACTGCTTAGTAAGATCTTCATTTCCTTTAGCATTTGCTTTGAAATCATTCAGCTCATTTTGGTTTTTCTCTAACTGTTCTTGATATTGAGTGGCCTGTTGTTCCGCGGTAGACACCCGACTATTCAACTCGTTCACAGTCACACCATGCAAAGCCATAATTGATCCAATCTGCTCATCAGTTAAGCCAAGTTCTTTCAGTTCTTCACGTTTCATTTCATTCATCCTTTCGTTGTTTAACGAGGCTACGCCCTCGATGGATTGAACAGTTTAACGCCGTATTCAGGGCAAAATAAAAAGACTAGCGATTGCTAAGCCCAAAATTATTAACTTTGTACTTGTTCTCTACTGTAATCACGAACTAAGAACCCATGTTCGTTGATAAGCTCCCTTAACTGTTTCTGTTTGTTAGCAATCACTTGTTTGCACATCTGGACAGTTTCGGGATCTTCCAATTCTAACGCCGCATTCATTCGCTTCTTCTGGTAACGAATATCACGCTCTAATCTTCTTTGCTTCTGCTGGATCTCAGCATTTCTTTGTACTTCTTCTGGATCATATCGCGGCTGATTGTTTGTGTTCACATCAGGACGGCCAGGATAAAGAATATGTGTACAGTTAATTCCTTGCGTTCCGCTTGGCTCGCCGTATCCGTGATCGTAAATAGATGGTAAATGCTTGAATTCTTCTGGCGCTTCATTTTTCGGCACAGTTAATACCCATCCGCCTTGGATTGGCGCACAGGCTTCGCGAGCTGCTGGATGACTACTCATTAATGCAGTGACACAGTCGAAGTCCTCCATTCGTTTCAAACGAAGATCATTAAACGTTCTGTGTGAGGTAGATTGAATCACTGTTCTCGAGTAAGCTTCCATCGACCATTCACGTCCGGCTTTATCAACGAAACCTGATTTGATCCCCATATCTACCATTTTGTAGACGTTATCTCTAACGGCTTTCTCGTGCGTTTTAAGCCCCGTCATGGATTCTAGGGTAGATTGTTTAAGAATTGCTTGATAAGCTCGCATGACTGCATTCTCATTGAAATTCGTAGTGATTAGCGTTTGATTGACATTATTATTTAAGTCTTGGAAAGTTTGACGAACCAAAGAGTCTAGAATTTTGTTTACGTCGTCAGACACAGGAATACTTTTATGCACCATTCGCTCAAGCTCACGGTCTATTTCATCAACGATCTTCACGCCGTTTCCTTTAATCAATTGTTCAATCGCTTCTTGAGTTTCGCCAGTATAACTTGCTAACAAATCAATAACTTTATCGTTTAATGCACCCATTTTAGAAAGTTGATTTACTTGCCACAAAAGCACGTCTTCTTTAGCTACATCTTGAAAACGAGACTGTTTTAAGGCTTTGATTATGATGGTAAAGATTCGGTCTTCTAATTCTGAATAGATATTGATAATTGAGTTTGCGGTCTTTTGCATTTTTTCTGGTGTAATCATAATTAATCACCTAAATCGAATAACGCATCTTGACTACGACGTTCGGTTGATCCTGCTTCAGGCATTTCCTCTTTCAAGTCATCCAACCATTCTTTTAATTCCTGATCACTTAGATTGTAATTACGGATAAGAAACTGTTTCTTTGGCATCACGCCAGCAACCACAGCTTTTAAATCATCTTCTTGTTGTTTATCTTGGTTGACAAAAATACCATCTTCAAAACTAACTGTTACTAAATAACTATCATATTCAATAGAGAATAGCGGTTTCTCGCTTTCAAACATTTCTCCGTATCCTGCAAGTTCAAAAATAGAATGAATAAGCTCATTGATAACTTTTTCAACCATAGTCAAATAGCTTGAACGTGTCTGATAAGTCATGGAATTGTTAGAAACAATCTCAGTGGCCGTTTTAATGCCGTCATCCGCATAGTTCATCGAACCCACTGACAAACCAACCTGCACCTCGAACTCTTTAATTAGATGACTGATAGCGTCCTTATATTGAACTGTTCGAATAGGTGTTGTAATATCTTTGACCCCGATATTCTCAGCGCCGTATACACCAGCGAATACGTTCTGATCTGTATCAAACATTGGTGGGTGTGATTCATCTGTTTTAAGGAATTCCGCTGGCACAACAACACGCCGCTGCCCTAACTGAATTTCCCAAGCAAACTGATCGTGTGTTGTGTTAATCATATCTAAAATCTCTTTTGAGTTATCCACAATGCCGGCACCTAATGGGCTCTCTAACGATTTATTGTTAGCTCCAGGCGTTCTGAAGTAAGCAAAAAGCGGTCTCTTCAAACCTTCTAGTGTGACTGTTTCAGCTAAGTCAGGATATAGAATCGACAGTGGAACTTGCTTTCCAACAACGTTACTGTTGTCAGATTTGTAAAGCTCATTACTGATAACATACTTTTCGTCTTGCCACTCATGAAATTCGAGGAGCGTGTAGTAGTAATTCGTGTCCCCTTCAGTTTGAATTGATTTAGTAGCAATAGCACACTCACTAACTTCGTTTGTATTTGAACGTAACGGGTAAAACTGATCTGCACGAATCCACGAGATTTTAATCTTATCTCCATCAATGTAAGGCCGCATAGCAAATCCTCCTACAGCGATACCTTTCTCAAGATTCAATTCGAACAAATTATAGAAATTGTTGTCGTATAATGTTTGTTCCAAAAATTCAGATGCTTCTTTAATCTCTTTAGAAACATCCTTTTTATCAGCGGGATCGTTCAGCGTAACTTTACATTTTTCATTGAAAATGATACTAGCCAATCGTCTCGCAGCAGTCTTAGTCACGTTCAATGATTTAAATTCTCGTTTTTTATTGTCGCCAAATGAACTCTTATAGTTGACATCCGGAAATAAATTAGCATAATATTTGAAGTTCTCCGCTATTCGAGCGTACTCTAGCGAATCAATCCCAATTTTGGGATGATCTGTGATTTTACCAAGTTCTATGCCATTCAAATTCATATCTATTCGTTTCACTCCTTTCTTAAAAAAGTTTTTGATGCGCTGAATCCCGCTCATTTTCTCACCTACCATTTCAGTCCTAAATCACTTAGATTATCTTTTACAAAATATTGGAACTGGTCACATGTATGGTCACCAACTTTGATAACTTTTGGATCATCAGATTGTAAAGTATCTTCATCCCATCGATAATCACGATGCTCTTTAATAAATATTCGATTTGCTTCCGTATCTAAATAAAAAAACCTGCCTTGTGCAAGGAGGTTCTGTACATAATCGATCATATCCACTTTTTTAGCTTTGGCCACTGCATGAAACTTCTCATTGTAATCTTTATAGTATTGATTTTTTAGAGCGCCTTCCGCCGAATCAATAGTGATTTTGTAGGCATACTTATTGTATTTTATTTGACATCGCTCAATAAAATCATGCAAATCTTTAGAAAGCTCATCAGGTGCCTTCTTATTTACTTTTCCTTCAGGAGAATAATAATAAGTATCCAATAAAATGACATTTTTCTTTTTGGTAATAGCGTAGCATCCACAGGTAGTCGCTGATATTTGGTGTCCACTATCGATTGAAAAGCAAATCTGAACGATGTAATCATCATCTGGTAACTCATCAAGCGGATGGAAATGATCCATGTTATAGATGAGTGTGCCCAGACCAATCACTTCGCCTAAGTAAAGCCATCGATAGTAATCTTCATCATTTTCTCTATACGTTTCTATCAGATTTAATTGTTGCGGATCCGTAAAACCTAACTCATCATCTTTATAAGTCGAGTGGTCCACTAAATGATCATCTAGGCGTATGCATTTCTCTACCCATTCATTAACCCAATCATATGGATTCTTGGGTGGATTCCATGAATAGTAAACTTGTACTTGATCTACCCATGGCGACCGTTGACGGATAAAGGTTGCATTCGTCTGGTCAAATACTTCTTCGCTTTCAAAGTTTGCAGCTTCTTCATACCACAAAGCAATGACATCGCCAATTGCATTTGATTTTAGTTTTAAGGGATCATCAACACCATAAAAATAGAACTTAGAACCAGTACGTTTATGAATGATTCGCAAAGGAGAAGTACGAAACTTATATTCTTTTGAAATGCCTAACATTGAAAGTGCCCACTTGATTTGTTCATAAACAGCATCTCTTAAATACTTGTGCTGACTCATCATGCAGACAACATTTACTTTGTGCTTAGCTTGTGTGTGCTTCTTCATTTCTGTTGCTAATTTCAAACTGATAACAGATGATTTAAAAGATCCACGTCCACCCTTCATTAAAATATAAGGACACTTTGCATGCCAAACTTTATAAAAATGCGGGTTAATCAAGTCCGTAGTCTTAATTTGAGTTTGTTTCTTGGCCATTAATGCCATTTGAACCAGCCTCGCTTTCAACTAACGGAATGTCATCAATAATTACAGTTTGTTCTTCTGACGAATCATAACCATCATCTAACTGCTTCAATTGTGCTTTTGCTAAATTGACTTGTACATCCATGTATTCTAGTTTCTTTCTACGTTCATCATGTTCATCAGCTATAGAGACAAATTGTCTAATTAAGCTAGATAGCGTGCTCATAGCCCTTGATTGTGCATTCATGAAATTAGCTTGCTTGTCCCAAGCATATTGAATAGCATATTCTTCTGAACTTCCAGAATCACTCGAGGACCACTTAGAAACTTCTTTGGATAAACTACCCTCATAATCAACATACATGATTTTCTGTGCTCGGATAATAGCCGTGTACTGGATCATGATATTATTCCATAAGATATCCTCAGGTTTAGAGGTTGCAACCTCATTCATAATTTCTAATGTTTCAGAAGGTAACCAATTGGCAAAAAGGCCATGGGTAACAGCGTTTTTGTTGTCCTCTGGCGCTCCTTTGTTGTTCGGAATAGTTGCGTTCTTGGTTGCAACCTTTTCTCGAGACCAGTAACGGGATTTCCATGACTTTACTGTGCTGATGGATACACCATACTTTTCCGCTATTTCTCTATACTTCAACCCTTTTTCATAATCATCTTTAGCTAGTTCGTATTTCTTCACATGTGACACCACCTCGCTTGTTTGCAACATTTGTTTTGTAATCTACACATACTTTGAAAGATTTTCCTGTATGTGTTTATCTGAATAGAAACCATGACCGCAATAAAGAAGTTTGCATTTATCAATCTCTTTTGGTGTTGCTTCTCTCCCCATTTCAACAATAGAGTACTTCTTTTTTATTTGGACTGATTGGACAACCCTCACTGGATCATCAGTGTTCGGTTGCGGATATCGGTTTGTTAGTGATACATACCAGTAGTTTCTCATTATGCAGCCTCCTTTATGTAAAGAAAAAGCCTAGCATGTGCTAGACTTTGATACATTCATTTGATTTTTTGAGATAAGTATCTACATAGATTTCACCTTTGTCCCCGTTCAACGTAATTTCAAAATACGGTGCTCCTTTTAAGCTAGCGCTGACTAATGCTTTGCTATTTTGCAGTGTTTTGCATGACCAGACTATGAAAACACTAAACTCAGGCACTGCTCCACTTAGGTCAGCAATCTCATTTTCAATTCTTTCACATACAATAGCCTTGCATTTTTCGATAAACTTCTCATGATTCATTTTCAAAATCCTCTCTTTTCTAAAATAAAAAGACCACTCAAAGAGTGATCTAATATGTAAAAACTACACCTCATAAACGAGATGCAGTTATAGCTCTATCAAGCAACCTACACCGATTCCATCGATTACTATCGACCTCGCCTTGCTCGTGTACTTTGAGCGCCCATTTCCAACCCTCAGCTGCTAAAATCGCTGGCAATGAATCGAACATTGCATGGTCAAATCATAAAACGTTAAGGCTATCCCTCGACGTATTGACCTTATTTTTAAGCGTCTACCTTCCGCCACAGCGATAAAATTTTATTGTGAAAATAAATACTAAGCGTATAATTTTATTTATCAGCGAGTGGTCCGCTGAAATAAATTATAGGTGGTGAAAACATGAGTAATCTTTTCAAACCAGGCGAAGATAATAAGCCTGCCGGTAAGTACAAAGAAGTTGGTCCAAAAGGAGGAAATGTTCCTAAAGGTCATAATGCTACTATCGATAAAGGAGACAGACTTCCTCCAACTTCTAAGCCAGGAAACAAATGGACCAAAAAATAAGATTACTGCTAGTTGTCTTTAGGGACAGCTAGCTCTTTTTTTGAAAAACAGTAAGATTTGTTAAATAGATTAATTTGTAACCATGATACAATTCTCAATTTTCCATTTTCATCTTGATATTTAGTAATATAATGATGCATACAATCCCCTCCTTAAATAATTTAATAGACAGCAGCATACAAAGAATTCAGAAGGAGTTGAATTCACATCCTTTTCTTCATATTTGCTGCTGTCTATCGAAGCTTAATTTAAAACGATGAGGGAGATTTCCTCCCCTACATTTTATTTTTGAAGAACAATTATTCAGAATAAAAGAATGAATAAACTTGTGAGTGTCTAATCTATTAATTGTCTTCACTTATAGGTGGGAATGGTTTACAAGTTTTAGCAAATTTCAAATAGATTGATTTGATGACCATATTCAAAATAATTGTCGATCTTATTTTTAATTCGCTGTGACATAGATTTAACAGTACCCACAGCTAGATTCATTTGTTCTGCTGCTTCTCCATAAGTACATAAATCTTTATTAATTAAATGAAATAATGTCAGTTCTTTATTAGAAAGCAAAGATTCTATCTCCGTCACTTGGAGCAACATCTCTTTTTTCTTCGGAGAAATCGTCTCTTCTGCTGGCTTTTCTACTTCCTGTAAATAAACTTGATAGCTCATAACGTCTATATCTGCCAGTTTAACGGCTCTTCTATGATTTGGTATCTTCTTGGCTTGCTCATCATCGAAAGGCTTCTCTCTGCCTGTTTCTAACCAGAATAAAGCGTACTCTGTAGTAGAGATAGCTTCTGCTATTACTTTTTGATCTGCTATATCTTGAGGAGAACGATCATCAATTAATTTATGTATCACTCTCCCATGTTCTTTGACAGGTGTGCGATATCGTTTATTTAAGATTTTTTGATATTGCTTTTTCAACATTTTCAAGTCATTCTTGTATTCCTGAATTAAATTATTCATATAGATAGCCTCCTCAATAATTTCGCAAACAAAAAAGCGGACACAAATCAACAAGAAAGTTCTTGTCAACTTGTGTCCGCCAGTTTTCTGGTAGGACGATATTTAAAATAATTGTTTCACTTCTTCTTTAACTTGCTTGACTTTATTGCAATGGGATTCTATGACTATTGTTCCAAACGGAGGAAGCTTTACACTTTTCATTTGCCCGTTTGAAATGATGATTGCACAATGATCTCCTTGCATTTTTTCGATGTCACTTAACTCAATTCCTTTTAACTCCATAGCTGCCTCCTGTGATATAATAAACTTGTCGGATTTATTACATCAGTCGGAGCGATCCGGCTTTTTTATTTGTCATTGATTAGTTCAATATCCACCAATCTCACTACAGCTAAATTCTCTTTGCTTTTCGCTAACCACTTGTCACATTCCATCGTGTTTTCAATATGAATGATTGCTGAGTGATTATAGACGTGTTCTACATATCCACGAAACGGATAGATGAACTCCTCTGCTTCACAGCGAACCATGTCACCGACTTTGAATTTTGGTTTCTTACGTGTTTTAGGGTTCTTTGTCGGCATATCTAGCATTAAACCGCCGATACCATGACTACTAGCGTAAAATCCGTCTTTTAGTTTCATCCTTCTACCTCCTCGTGATCGACAGTGACCAGTTCATATACTTGTGTTAATCCACCAAGTCGTCGTGAAACTTGGTTAGCTTCTTCGAGATTATCAAACCATCTTGCACTTTGGAGTATGTCTACAATGGATAATGTGTTAGCCCCTATATAACGTTCATCACTTCTGTAAAATTTATTTCCAAACTTTACTACATAAATCTCCATTCTGTATCCTCCCATTTAATATCTAGTATCGAAATTCCAAACTTACGAATAGCATCACTTGCATCAGCAACACACTGACTTGCCACTTTATATGTTTCTTCTGCTGAAATTCCATATTCTTTTTCAAACTTTGTCTTTAGTACATTCAGTTCCTGTTTTCTTAGTTTTGTTATTCTGCGGTGCCTGTTGTTCATTCTGAGTCACCTTGACTTTTTATTAATAAATATTTTTTAATCAACTTTTCTTCCTCTTCAAAAAATTTATCCATCCATTTATTGATCATTCTTCTATAAAATTTCATCATGAAAAAAGAAATAACAATAGATGTTAACGTAGATACTAAAATGACTATTATCAATCCACTCATCTTTCTGCCACCTCTTCCACAGGCACAGCAAACGCCCAATATCTTTCATCAATTGCTTTTATTTCTGATTCCGTAAATTTCATATCATCAAAATCATTGTTGTCTGCAATTGTTATATTTCCTCGATCATCTTTCATTAGATACGTCTCTAAATCCAAATGATTAAAATACACAACTGGTAACTTCACATAATACAATGGCTCTTCCTCAACCTCGTAGCCGTATAACAAAGCTTCTGTTGCTTTTTCTTTATTAAGATAAAGGCTATCTTCAACAAGCCAATCTAGTAACTCTCTTGTTGTGGAAGGATTTTCGCTTTTACCAAGTTCATAGTCCACGCCATAACCCCAACCTGCACGTGTAATAAGAGAGATAGCATAAAACTTGTTACGTTTTTCCAGAACTTGTTTTGCCCATTTGTCAAAAAACTTCGGCATAACGTGCTTCTGCGGTTCACCAGTCTTACCAAATACAGCATTATCTAAAGTGTTTCTCAAGCTTTGTGCCGATTCAGGATAAGCCTCAGCTACCTTATTCCAAGCTTGTTCGTCTGTAATTTTTGATTCATTTAGTCTTTTCACCAACTTTAAAGATACTTCATAAGCGCCGTACCTTCCTTGACCATGCTCATCCATAGCGTTCTCATAACTCTTTACATATTTAGCTAATTCATCAATCAATTCTTGTTTATCAATTAATTCTTTTTTATTCATCGCTGTTCCTCCATATATTCGTCTAGTATCTCTCTATGCTTTTCTACAAATTTGAAACGATCTTGATGAAGTTTCTTGCTCCAATTTGTTTGCCGATCCAGCTCACGCATCTGATCGAACCCTTTTTGAATTTCGTTGTAATAAAATTCAATGTTTGCTGCTGCTTTCCAATGCCTCGATGTTCGAACTCCTGATCCTGTTTCAGCCATTTCCAATTTGACTATTTCAGCTCGTTCTTTTGCTTTTTTATCTTTCTGAATCTTCATCATGATTTTCTTGAGGATGATGTCACTGTATTGTGTAATGAGATCCATTATTTCTCCTCCACATACCTAAACTGTCGTCCTTTTGAATCAATCCATAAGCTCCTAGCTCTATCCCAGATGATGTTTTTGCTCAGTCCAGTAATTTCAGATAACTGTTCAGCTGTACCCGTTACTAGAATTCGATCACCATGCCAGATTGCAATTTTTCTCGGCGTTCTCCGTTTAGGCTTTTCAGTCCACATTGATTTGCCGAGCTTTTGGACTTCTGCAACTATTTCTTTGTCTTCTTGCCAAGATTCTGACTTGGTTAATTCAGCAATTCTTTTCATTGCTGCTTTCTTATCCATCCCGACATTCTCCTTTCAATAATTTGAGTACTTGATCAAGTGCGCTCTCACGTCCGCCGTGGAACGTGTTGAGCCACTTGTCTTCGTACGACACACTTTTCATAATCTACTGCCTCACATACTTTGCTAACTTCTGCCCAAGCCCATGCCCAGGACAGATAAGTTAGTTTGTTTCTTTTTTCGACAACATCATTGACGGTTATCTTGTACAGACTATTAAATAATCTGTTATCGTTGCGTTTCGTTCCTTCACTCATCAAATTCTGCCTCCATTTCAGCAATGTATTTCTTACCTGATCCGTAATAAGAGATATCAATCAAGTTATCTCTGTCGTACTCTTCTAGTGCATCAATCAAGCCATCTTCGATGACATAGATGTATTCAGGTTTTCTTGGCTGCTTCCATAGATGGATAAGGTAGACATGTCCCCAAATACTCACAAAATTGCCCAAATCGTCTTGATCACATGCTAGTTCTTCATCTGTCAAAAGATTTCGTCTGATTTTTCGGTTGTTTGTTTCCTTGATATTCGATTTGCCCCAATCAGAATCAGTCAAATATTGATCTAAAGTGGAAAGTTCTTTTTCCATGTGGTAACATCTCCTTATGATGTGTTTTCTTTGTGACTCTTTGCTTTGGTCGGCTGAGTCACTTTTTTATTTGTTGCCATGCCTTTTTCTTGTCGATTTGTTGTTGGCTTAGGATGATTGGTTTGTTATGTCTCCACCAGCGATTAGCAATTACCGTTCCTATTCTTAGCGCTTCAGCTCTATTCATTGTCATCACCAAAAAGTCTCTGTTGTCTGTTCAGTTGATCAATTTCCATACGGATTGCAGTTTCTGGCAACCACATTTCAATAAATGAAACAGCATCATCGAATCTCTTACGAGGTAACTCGCCATATCTTGGGATTGAAAAGGTACGTTTAAATTCAGACCAAAATTTTGAGAATACTTTTTTGCTGATTTCTTCATAAGCTCGGCTTTCTTTACCCCCTAGAACTTCCATAACTTTTATATTTCCTTTTTGTTTAATTTCAAACTCTTGTTGCCCACTAATTCGCATAGTATCTTTAAGCATGGAAACATCTTTTTTAACATCTTTCATTTCTTCTAGTTGGTAGATCATCATATCTTCAATTGTTTGAGGAACAGTATTCTTGCGAATAACATCTTCCATTTCGTTGAATGCTTCAATGTATTTTTGCTTGAAGTAAATAGCTTTCTTTCCTGTAAATCCCATAGCCAACAAGAAAAATCCATCTCTGCTAATGAAGAAAACTCGCCGATTTCTACCGTATGAATCTGGTTCATTACCTTCCACAAACATCTGCTCAAAATTGAGCACATCTTCTTTTAACTTTTCAATATCTCTCAAAACATTTTTGTGTTCTTTTTCAAAACTATCTGCGACTTGCAAACTCGTAGTTACAGCTTCTTTATTTTTCAAAATTACTAATTCTTGCATTATTTCTTCTCTCCTTTTGGTATAATTTAGGTAAAAAATGGTGGTGAAAAAATGAGTTTCGATAACACGATCACAATTTCGATTATCCTAGCTTTAGTAGCTCTTATATCCCCTTCGATTACAGCGGTTATAAATAATAAGCATGCTGAATCGATGAAGGATAAAGAAATTGAATTACAAAAACACGATTCAAAAACCCAAACAATACAAACAACTTTCTCAACATTTCTCAACAATGTGGGTATTTGTATTGGTAGCAACACTGATAAAAATATATCTGCTGTAAAAGCATCAGGTTATGCAGTCCTGCCATATATTCAAAATGAAGATATAGAGGTTATGAAAATTTTCTTAAGCCATTTTGGTTACGGCAACACTAATGCAGAACAAAAATCTCTTGAAACTTATTTGATTGACAAAGTATTGCCTATTTTGAATAAATCATTAGAAAAATTGTAAGCATTAGACATACTAGAACCGCATAGGATGTATACCAGTATTCGCCGCGTTTTCTCATGTAGTTATTTACTAAAACGGCCACGAGATAAACACCTAATAAACAGAACCACACTTTAGTCAGCCTCCCTGGTTGGCTTTTTTGTTTTGTACTCAGCTTCATCAAGCCCCATAAAAATCCAGACCATGTAAACGATCGTTCCTATCAACGCTTGTCTGCTTCCCCAAAGCCCTAAAGCATAGACGATTAGCGGTGCGCTGAATACTAGTGCTCTGTTGAATTTTCCCATTAGCTTGCCTCCCTAGACTTTATATTTCGACATGAATTCATCGATATCTTTGATGTCGTATTTCGGACGGCTGTTTTCACCGAAGATGATTACTTTCAATCCTTTTTTTACCCACTCATTGATCGTTCCTGCTGAAGTACCTGTATAATGAACTGCTTCTTTTTGATTCAAGTAACGTTTAGGAACGTAGCCTATAAGAAATGAATCTAAATCATTTTTATTGATTAGTTCTTGTGTCATTTCTTTTTCCCCCTCTACAATTCGTACATAGTGATAATCGAATCTATAATTCTGTTTGCTTCTGCAGAAGTCTTTTTACCGTTTAAAATTAAAGATAAGTAGCTTTTGCTAATTCCAAATCTTTCAGCAAGCATGGTGTAAGTTAAGAACTTTGAACTTTCGACATATTCTTTGATTTTTTCTCTATCTCGTCGAGTGATTTCTGCAATGTCAGTCATACTAAAACTCCTTTCTTTTATATTCGTAAACAAATTTAACAACTTTTTAAAAAACTGCGTTGACTAAATTAACATACAGTGTTAAAATCAGAACATAGTTAAATAAGACATATAAACATTGATTCAAAAAGCTTTCTTGGCGGTTGGCATTTATTAATCAATAGTGTTTTTTGTTGTCTTTTTAATTGTTAAACTTGTTTACAAGAATGATATTAACACCTTTTGTTAAAATAGTCAACTAATTTTAACAAATAAAGTTAAATATTTTTTCTTGAACGAAAGGAATATTGATATGATAACGTTTGAGAGAATAAAAGAGTTAGCGAAAAAACAGGGAAAATCATTAAATAAAGTTGAAGAAGACCTAGGCTATGGTAAAAACGTCTTATATAGACTTAAGAACTCAAACCCCTCTACAGAACGTTTGCAAGAAATTGCTGACTATTTCGATGTCTCTGTAGACTTCCTTCTAGGTAGAGAAGAAAAAGAAACCCCTAAACATGTGGATTTATCAGAAGACGATACTGTTTTTTCTTTTGATGGAAAAGAAATATCTAAGGAGACAATGCGTAAAGCGATTGCAATTGCTAAAGCTTTAGAAGAAAATGAATAGTTGGAGTGATGGGTTGTATGTATTTAAAGTTGAAAGAAATGCTGAGTGAGTATAATTTAAAGTTAATCTATATGGAAATGGAAGAACCAGGTTTTTATTATCCAAAACCAAGAATAGTATTTTTGAATGAAAAACTACACGAAGACAGTTCTGAAGCTTTTCATTTAGCCCACGAGCTCGGTCATTTCATTGCTTCACATTTTGAATATTCAGTACTGTACGATAACTCTACAACTTTTCATTCAAAATTCGAAACTGAAGCTGATAGAATTGCAATTATGATTTTACTAAATATCTTTATTGAGAACGAACTGACTGATGAATCTCAGTTCAAATTAGAAAATTTCATGGAATTCTATGCTATCAATAATAAGTTAAGAACAGAATGTTTTAATGTTTGCCAGTCATATTTCAAGAAAAAATACTCTTATGCACAGTAAAAAAAGCCCGTGCTGCAACACGGACTAAAATCTCGTTTCTAAGATCCTACATATAAATAATATCATAGGAATGAGGAGTAAAAAAGTTGTTAGAGAAAGAAAATATAAAAAGAAACAAAGGAAAAAGCAAAATAATGAAAAAGAAAAAAGGTACACAATTATCCATTGATTCACCAAACTGGTTATTAATTATTATAGTTTTATGTTTTGCAGCTTTTATAATGGTATCACCCCAAGTATATCTTCATAGTGTTATATTAGGGAATGATATTATGTTTCATTTTAATAGGTTTTATGAAACTTATATGCAGATAAAAACCGGTAATTTTAATTTCTTTCAATCCCTGTATTCTTTTCAGAGTTCTGGCAGAATTATTACTGCTTTTTATGGCGCAGATTTCGCTTATTTGCAAGGGCTACTTTTAATAATCTTAAAATCATGGTTTAAATATCAACTTGTCTCTTCTTTCAGTTGCTTTTTTATAGCTGGTGCTTCGATGTTTTGGCTAACTTATAAGTGTAAAGTACGAACTAACATAGGATTAATCATTGCTTTGTTGTACATGTCTTCATCAGCAGTTTCGTATTATCCTATTGCTCAAGCTTTTACTGGTTGGGGTGCTGCTTTAATGCCGCTTCTTTTTGTTCCAGCAATTGAAGCATTAAAAAATAAAGAAAGACCTATTCGTCCATTGCAACTTGCAATCCCTGTAACTTTATTACTGTCTACTCATTTACTTTCATTAGTAATTGGAATATTAGCTATTTTACCTTTTTATGTTATTGCTTTTATTAATACAAAAAATAAACTGAACATGATTTTTCGCTTAGTAGAATCTATAGGGTTAACCATGCTATTTTCTGCTAATACAATAATTGGATTTATAGATGTCTATCTAACTAATAAAATATTATCCCCTTCTCCGATAAGTCAAATGTTGAGCCAAAGTATGAGTTTCTCGTTGGAAGGAAACTCTTGGGGAAATTATGGTCTAGTATTTACTGCAATTTTCTTTGCTGTAATAATATATTTCTTTTTAAATTGGGCTAAAACTAGTCTTACTTCAAAGGTAATCGTTATTGTTGGAGCCTTTTTTATGTTACTTTCTTCAAAATTGTTACCTTGGAACTCTATCCCTCATATGTTTAAATTTGTTTCATTTTTTCAATTTCCACAAAGATTCTCAGTCATTGCTTTTGTTTTACTTTTATTATCATTTGCTCTTATATTGCAAGAATCAAAACTACTTAAAGATGTTGACAAAAAGTACTATATATTAACTTTACTGTGTGCTCTATTTTCAATATTTAATGTATATAACCTTATGTATGACCAATCTTGGCACTGGAATACAAATGATCCCACCGCTGCAGGAAACAATAAAAGTTCTATGGTTGAAAAAGATCCTCAAAAGTTAAGGGAAGCCTTTTATAATAAAGATTTAAATATTGCATTGAAAGCAATCCAAAAAGGAACTCCTGACTATTTACCTGTACAAAAAAATGTAGAATCATCAGATGTATTAAAACAAAACCCTTATGAATTGTATACAAACCAAATAATAAATAACAACGTACATTTTAATAAGACTGTAACTAGTGATTCTAAACTTCGTTTAACTTGGACTAATAATTCAAATGAGGAATCCGATATTCAATTGCCTATAATAATTTATAATCATAGTACAGTAACTTTGAATGGTAAAAAATTAACTCCAAACGAAATTAAAACTACTCAAATTGGAGCTGCTATTGTTACATCGAGTCCAGGAAAAAATACTTTAGTTATCGGTTATAAGCCATTTGTTTTATTTAAAATAGCCTTTCCAATAAAAATATTGTCTATACTTTCAACTATCATTTATGTCATCTACAAGTATAAAAAACAAAAATAATCGAAATATAAAAATTACAAAAGATTAATATGTTATGTGATGATTCGCAAACAACCAGACGTGGAAGAAGGGGAAATAGCAGCTGTAGTAATCAACGGCGACAATGAAGCGACGTTGAAAAGAGTTAAAAGACAAAATGGGTTAACGATGTTGATACCGGATAACACAAATTATAAGCCTTATATCATAACAGAATCAAACCCCGCTACAATATTAGGTAAAGCGGTAAAAGTTAGTTTTAATCTATAAAAAATACCCCAGTCGTAGTTGGCGCTCCGGCTAGGGGTTAGTATTTATTATCATAGTAGAAAGAAGGAAAAGAATATGCCAAGTTACGTTGTATTGCAAGTTGTATTAAAAGAAAAATTTATAGGAAAAGGGTCGCAAAACCTATCAGAACTTGAAAACACTATAAATAGACAGTGTTCTAAAGGTTATCGATTACACACTATTTCCACTACAAACGGTGGTAGTAAAGGTTTCGGTGGTGGCGATAGAATCCAAGCTACTTTAGTTTTCGAAAGTCTGTAAAATAAAAAAACACGCCCACCGTCCAAAGCAAGCGTGTTCTATGAAAAAACAAACCTATACGATAGGCTTATTCACGTGTCTATTGTATCAGAGAAAGAGAGTAGATTCAATTGGCTACATTTGAACAGTATAAGAAAAAGAACGGCGAAAAAGCGTGGAAGTTCCAAGCTTATTTAGGAATCAATCCAGAAACAGGAAAGTCTGTTAAAACTACTCGTCGAAATTTTAAAACTCAACGTGAAGCAAAATTAGCGCTCGCAAGATTGCAAAGTGAATATGAAAACAATTTATTAAAAAAAGATAAGCCAAAAACATATAAAGACGTATATGATTTATGGATGACTGAATACAAAAGAACAGTACGAGGATCTACATTGTTAAAAACAGAAAGAATTTTTAAAAATCATGTATTAGAAGAACTCGGCGACATATATATTTCTGAAATCACGCCTATCAAAATTCAAAAATTAATGGATAAATGGGCAAATAAATATGATACAGCTCCTAAAATGATGAATTACACAGGACTAGTTTTTAAATACGCCGTTCGATTTGGTATAATAGAGTCCAATCCTACAGATGCCATACGCAAACCGAAAAGAAGAAAAAAAGCAACAGTTGAAGAACCATTCTATGATAAAAACCAATTGAAATTGTTTCTTGATGAACTATATAATCAGCCAAACCTAAAGATTCAAGCTTTTTTTAGATTACTAGCTATGACTGGTATGCGAAAACAAGAAGCAGGTGCTCTTGAATGGAAAGATATAGATTTCAAGGCTAAAACAGTCAATATCTACAAAGCCGTTACTAGAACTGCAAATGGACTAGAAATTGATACAACCAAAACGGTTGGCTCTAGCCGAATTATTTCAATCGATCAAGGTACTTTAGACAAGCTTAATGAATGGAAAAAAGTTGCCCTTCCTCCATCTGATGATTGGTTGATTTTCGGTCAAACTAATGCTAAAAATCCACACGATATAATGAGCCTTGATACATCACGAAAATGGCTTTTAAACATCCAAGATCAAATGGATAAAAAACAAAAGAAAAAACTTCCTAGAATCACTGTGCATGGCTTCAGACATACTCAAGCTAGCTTATTAATAGAAATGGGTGCCTCGCTAAAAGAGGTGCAATTTCGATTAGGTCATGAGGACATCCAAACTACCATGAACACGTATGCCCATGTATCTAAACTTGCCAAAGAACAATTAGCAGATAAGTTCAATAAATTTATAGATTTCTAGCTATGTGGCATTCAAAATAGCATTCAATTAAATTTAAGTATTGATATAATAGCATTTAAGCAACTCCCGCCGTCTCCATATATGTATGGTTGAGACAGATAAACATGTATGAAAAACGTTGTTAAATCAACGTTTTTTTATTTTGGTCAAGGAGAGAAAAGTAGAGAAATACAAAATTTTTTGCATTGATTTTGCATTCAAAAAAACATTCAAACATTTAGAAATCCCCAATACGTATTCAGGAAAATCTATTTTAAGGTTTACAAAAAGAACTTTTGTTCGTACACTCTTTTTGAGGTGAACTTTTATGCTGATGGAAGGAAAAACACAATTATGGTTTAAGCATGTTCCTTCAAATAAGTTTTTTAATTATAAACTCTAGAGAAATTAATTCATCCTAACATAAAATAATTGTTCACTCAAAAGTTTTTCTAGAACAATTAAAACAGCAGGCTTCACATTCGCTATACATTTGTAAGAAGTAATAATTCCTGTACTAAAAGGCATAATTGCTTTAATTATTTTTTGACTTCTCTTCAAACACAAGAAGTAGTTGTGTAATAATTGCAGAAATAAGGATTCCAATAATAGATATAAAATTTGACATGGAAACGTCTATAACATTAAAAGAATAAAGTGTTGAAGAAAGTAAACTGATTGAAATAACCCCTCCGTAAAAAATAGTCTGTGAATATACCCACTTTTTTTCAGAAGACGTACTTCGTTTGGTTCTAAAACCTATCCCTGCATTTCTACTCTTATCAAAAAACCAAATATTTAGAAGTAATAATATTGCTATTATTAAGATAAAATTACTGTAAAAATCCAAAAGCTATCCTCCTAGCAACTATTTAAATACGCAAAAAAATTACCTCTAGATAATATCATACCTACGTTTTCACTTATAAATTTTTTCATAAAAAAAGCGTTTAGAGGCATAATCGTTAATACAGATGGTAACCAATGTATCTGGTTTGAACTGGGATATCACCCTCTCCATATATGTATTACTAAGACTAATAGATACTATAAAAGACTTGATAGTTTTGCATTGATTTTGCCTAATACTGAGCATAGGTGTATGCTAAACGATACTATAAGGAGTGTGTACATAATGAAAAGAATTCTGTTTATCAGTTTATCAAATTTATTGTTACTTACTGCTTGTGGGACTTCTGCATCAAAGAACATACCTTCAGATACGCAAATTTCGAATAGTATCGATTCAACAATTTCTACAAATGAGAAAAATTCTCCGGTAGAAACTTCCGATATAAAAGTTTCTACCTCTGCAAAAAACAGGGTAAAGAAACTGTCAGCACGTCTCCTTTATTTCAAACAAACTCTGAATTAGCTTCTTCATCTTCTTCAGCAAATAATGATGATAGTTTCGCGTTTACTCCTAACTAAATGCAACCTTTACAAATGCTTTACGATAACAAGCCTGAGCTAAATGATCCTGATATCAGTTTTGCATTTTTTGAAATGATTGGATCGGATGATCTTTTTAAAACTACTAGTTTGTCTATCCGAAGATAGGACAGTTCTGGCAGTATAGGTTTTTATCGAGTTTCTCCACCAGGCCTCGTTACAGAGACAGATTCTCTAGGCGAACCTTTTGAATAAATCAAAAATCATGAACAATCACTGCCAACTAAATAAAGTGCCTTCAAAAG